ACCAGTTAAAGTCATGTTACCAATATCAGCTTCATGTTCGTTAGAAGCTCCTACTAAATCATTCGAAGTAGTATTAAGTGCATAGTTACCAGTGGTTCCTCTTACAGCTGTTTCTAATTCATTGATTGAAGAAACTACATCTGATTTATCTGTTGTTCCTAAAGAAGTAATTTCACCAACATCATCTTGTATTTCTATAATAGCATCGATTGTATTAGTAGCAGTAATTATTACATCATCACTTGTTGGAAGTGTATGGAATTCTATAATATTACCAATAGTATTATCTACAATAACCTGTGAACTTAAATTTCCAGCCGCTAATCGATTAGAGTTATCACCATGTGGTATACCAGCAAATGCAGTAGTACTAAATGTTCCACTATGAGATTTAAATAATAGTTCTGAAGTTGTTGCTCTATATAATACACCAGAGAATCCATTAGCTTGAGTTACTACAGCTCCTTCAGTAAATGAAGATGGAATAGATGGTGAACCAGTTAATACAACTCTTAAAGATAAATTAGGTATATGGAAACCATCTTGTCTTAATTCTTGATATGCAATAACAGAATCTTGACTTGCTCTTACATAACCAATTTTATATGATTCAGTTACAAGTCTTACTAATTTATTAGCAGCAATAGAATCAGTTGAAAACTTAATTGGTAATGAAGCGTTAAATGTTCCAGTAGTATTTTTTAATGATATCTTATTAACATTAATAAAGTTAATAGTACCAGTAAAAGTTTCTGATCCGGATGATCCTTGAAATAATACCTTGTCTGCAACAAAACTAGCTGGTATTGTTGGAGCTCCAGTCATGATAATAGTTGCAGTAGCATCTATTACTTGTTCTGGTTTAAGCTCAAATCTTAAATTTTTACTTGCTGCATCGTTATCAAATACTGAGAATACAGATTCACTAGTACTTGAATAAGTATATACTTTGTCAGTTAATCTAGAATCTAGTTGATCGACATCTCCTAATTCATAAGAGATCTCATTAGTCTTCTGTCTCCATTCTTCTAAAGTATTATTTTTTAAAACTTTTGATTCGTTATTTGCCATTATTTATCTACCAATTTTTTAACTAATTTAGTAAGTTCAGCCATCTGCTTTTTCATATCTTCGATATCTGCTGATTGCTGTTCGTCTAATTTCCTTTTTTCTACCTGAGCTAGTCGTGCTTCGTAAGCACCGTTATTAGTATTTATAACAGCTCCACTATTTAAATCTTTAATTAGATCAGGATTGTCTTTTATTTTTGCTGTTTTTTTCGTTGTCATATTATGTTGCTGCCACTGCTCTAAAGTCTTTTACTGTTGGAACATTAGAAGTATTACTAGACCTTAATACTATTTTAAAAGCAAAAGAACCAAATTTTCCAATTGCAGGATCTATTGAATAATGTACTTCACCATATCTTCCTGAGTCATCTGTTATAATAACAGAATCAGGTGGTGCTGCAGTCCAAGCAAGAGTACCAAAATCAGTATCATCACCAGCTGCAAGTACTTTAAAGAATAAATCTATATTAGCACCAGATGGTTTATTAGCATTAATGTATACATCTAATATATCTGCTTCGTTATTTAGATCTACTCTCTTTGTTATATACCTATTAGCATTTGAAGTACCGCTTGAAACAGTATCTGCAATATATGATCTACCATTAGCAGTACTACTATATGCAGTTGAATTTGATGTAGCATCATTTAATCTATTTGCTACAGTAGTAACTGAGCATCTATTTAAATCAATTACTGGAGACAAGGTAGAACTACCATTAAGAGTAGCAGTAAGTACTAATGATTTATTACCTGCACTGGAATCTGTAGTATATGTGGTTTCATTAATTGTAGAAGCTACAGTAAACGGTACATTAAATTCATTATTAGAATTAGCTAGAATTCCTCCAACTAAAACTTTTGTATATGCACTTTCAACACCATCAACAGATTTACCTGTCTGGCCTTCCATTGTTAATCCAATTCCAGTTCCCGGAACTTCTAAAGTTTGAATTTGTGGAACTAATATATTGTACTGTTGATTTTCTGTAGCAGTAATACCCGATCCACCACCATCAATTGAAACTGCTGTTGCAGTACCAGTTATTTGAACTGCATATGAATCTATTTCTATAGACGCTCCAATAATATCATGAGTTTTATTTACATTTGCTGCAGTAAGACCATTAACTGTTCCACTCTGGTTATTAAACGTAACTTTATTATTTGCTCCATACATTCCATGATCTTTATGGAATACTCTTACAATACTATTTCCACCAGAAGTAGAAATGTATGTAAATGGATTGACCTTTAGATTTTTAGCTGGTATACCATCATTAGTTAATTTTAATGTAGCACTATTAGAAGTAAAGTTAGCTCTATATAAAGTAAACTTAAGATCTTTAGTTTGCTCTGGTGTCCAGGTAGAAGCATTTTGTGATGTAAAGAATACACCATTGTAAGGTTGCTTAGTAACTCTATTATCAGAGTCTTGTAAATCAAATCCACCGGTTTCAGCAATAAACACTTTGTATTCATCCGATTGAGATATAAGTACAATACAATATTCTTGATCTTGTCCTAAATAAACAGGATAATCAAATGTGACTGTTGTAGCTGACGAGCTGTCTGTTGAAGTAGGCATACCACCAGCGTCTGGATATATGTTAACATCTGTGCCTGGTACAATTTGTTGTGTAGGTATACCATTTTCTACTGAACGTATAGAAACGTTTAATGGAATCTTAGGATCTTTAGATTGAACAAAAAGATCTAGTTTCGTTACAAATAATCCACCAGCTTGATCAATAATAAATGTTTGAGCTAATGGATCTACCCAAGTAACTGGTGTAGTAAATGATGTTATATTAGTTTCTGTTATAACTCTATCGTCACTTAATTCTGTAGTAACAAACTTAGGAACCTTTGTCGACATTATAACATTTTCTTTTACTTCAAGTAAACCTTGAGCATGGTATAATGCTTCTGCAAATGTTGATTCATTATCTTTATCATTAGTAGTAGAATCAGTTAATCTAAATTCTCTTGTACCAGTTTTAAATTTAAGTACAGAATTTCTTGGTATAACAAAAGATCCTTCTAATCTACCAGCTCCATCTGTTGTTAATAATCCTCTTTGAGCATCTGGATGTTGTGTTGCTGCAGCATAACCAACTACATTAGTTTGATCTGCAAACTCTTTATATCCACCAGTCTCACTACAAAAATTAGTAACATCTGCTCCATTAAAAAATGCTTGTACTTTAGTATTTGGTTTCATAAGTTCTGCTTTAAAGAATATTTCTCTAGAACGTATGAAAGGAACAAAGTTAGTTTCTACAACTCTTGATCCTAATTCTTTTAATTGAGTATCTGGAACAACAGTAGTTCTTAAACCAGATCTAGCTTGATTTGAAGTACTTGTTGTTGCAGTAGTAGTTGTTACACCACCAGTTTGTCTTCCACCACCTCTTCTTGGGCCATCCCACCAGTTGTTTCCACCACCTTCACCACCAATAATATTAAAACCACCGCCGGTTCCACCGCCACCACTTGTAGTACTACTGACTTCAGTTCCAGTCCAGTTTGTTTCCCATTCATTCCATACTGTACCAAGTACACCTGATTCTTCAGCCATGTGTACTAATTGGTCGTATACACCTTCATCATCTATAATAACGTCAGGTCGTATTTCTGTATCTTTCCATTCATCTGATTCTGGAGATAGCTTAACTTGTCCACCCCATGAGAATACATTATATGGATTAACAAATTCTGATGTAGTTGCATAAGGCTGTTTAGCAAATTCTGCGTGGCCAAATGGTAAGGTTACAATAGAACCATTTTTAACTGCTGTTCCTGGAGCAGCAGCATGTCTGATTAAATTAGTATTGTCTTCAACAAATTTAGGTCTTAATATACCATTAGCTTTATCTACAGCTACAGCATAATCTGGATGTGAAACGTTAGCTATGTTATGTCCATAGAACCCATCAACCAAAAATCCATTCTTAAGTCTTTCATCTGAACCAGAGAATATTTGAGTATCAGCAGCTTCTTTTTCTAATAGAGATAGTGAAGTATAGTACTCAAGGTTTTTAATTCTTTTATCTAAAGAACCAATATCTCTCATTGTATAACGTTTGTTATCTATTGTTTGCGGAATAAGATCTGAAGGACCAAATATATATGGTCTAAATTTCAGATTGTAAATAACCATAGCATCATTAGGATCATCTGGAGATTTAGGATTTCTATCTGCAACTCCAGATGCTATTTTAAATTCGCCTTCTCTTGTAATAAATAGCTTATCAACTCTAGGAAGAAAGTGAGATACATCTGCTAAAAGAATAGATCCTGGCTTAGGACAATCAGCATTTTGATTTCCTGTTCCTGAAGTAAATACTGTATCTGTGGTAAACGATCCGGCAGAAGCTTTAGTAGGTCTAAAGTCTACACAATCTCTTAATTCTACATTACCTTTAATACCATTAAAGGATGGAATAGTTTCATATTCAGCAGCATCATAGGAATCAACTGTAAAGTAATCACCGTTACCATGCTGATAGAATTCAAATGAAACTACAACAGCAGTGCCATTTGCAAGACTTGCAATTGGTATTAATCTACCTTCGTCGTAGAAGTTATCTCTTTGTCCATTATCTAATGTAAATGAATCTTTTTTATCTACACCACCAATTGTTACAGCTGTGATTTTTTTAATATCAGATTTGTCTAATGGAATATGACCAGTAGAAGCTGAATAAGTAAATGATTGGCTGCTTACAGCTTGTTTTGTTTTTGTTTTAAGACCAGTAGTAGTTTTTTGTACTGAGAAGATTACTTGAGCATGTGCGTTATTAGCTGCACCAGTAATACCAGATGATACGTTTTGTATTGTTAATGTAGTTGCACCAACTGCAGTTGTAATATCTCCTGCTGATACGAGTTGTGGAGCATTATTTCCTACAGCAATAAATACGTCTCCCTTAGATTGTAATGTACCACCGAAATTATTAAACGATACTGCAGCACTTGTTCCAGACCCACTCATTGTTCCTTGGACTCTTTGTCTAGTAACAAACCTAGGAGGATCAGATGGTGTTGAATCTAATAAAGATTTTACTGTAGAAAATGGTAATTTAAATACTAATCCATTATTACCAGTATCGAATCTTACACCAGTCGTATTTAAAGTAGCTGTAAAGTCTTGACCACTTGGATTAGTTTGAGCAACAGTAGTAACAGTACTAAAACTTCCTGATGTCATTACAATATCAAATAAGAATAAATGTAAAATTGTATCATTAAAAGGTTCAAGAGCTCTTATTCTACATGTACCAGCAGCTCCACCACCACTTAGTGTAGCAGTTTTATAAGCACCTGCAGTACCACCAATGTCTGGCATTCCTCTTACAGAACCTTTAGTAACTTTAACAAAATTACCAAGCTGTAAAGATACTGATTGTTGATTTTCGTTTACAAAATCTCTTGGCTTGTCTACAGCTACATATTTAGTAGCAAGGTTTTCTATTCTATGTCCTTTAACATATGATACTGAAGGTTCAACTCCAACTGCAAGCTTAGTGGCAACACCACCATTAGCTGCTGTTAAGAAACCACCATTACCAGCTCCATCATCTAAATGTTCTCTAATATCAAGAGTGTAAGGTCTTACTGCATAATCGCCTGACTCTTCATGTGTTCTTCTTGCTAGCCTAGAACTTAATTCTGTGCCACCAGTTTTATCAGTAGTTTCTACTTGAATAATACCATTATCTATTTTCATTAATAGAATATAATTAGAGAATGTAGTATTAGGTGCAGTTAAAGATTCTTTAATTAATGCAGTATTAATTTTATATCTGTGAGCACCAGGAGCAGCAAAGTTTGGTGTGCCTTGAGCATTATCATTTAATGAATTATCTGAAGCACTATCTAAATCAAAAGTTTCTGTTACATTTAAACCAATAATATAACTTGGTGTATTTGTATATTTGTCTAGAATTAAAGATTGACCTGCTACATAAACAAAAGTTCCTGCTATAAAATAAGCACCTTCTTCTATGTTAGCTACTGAGCCTTGTCCAATTGGATTTGCTGAGGAAGCTCCGACTTTACCAAATATTGCAGAGCCTGCATCGTTTGAAAATACTTCATCTGCTACAAACTTTTCAACAGTTTTAGTTGCTCCACCCGCATTGATATATCTAACGTATAGTGTATTAGGTTCTGAACCTGTAGCCGCAAGAGCATTTAAAACTAATGCTGTAACTTGATTACCACTATTAGAAGTACCAGTAATTGTTGAACCAATAAGTGAACTTAAATTAGCCGATTGATATGTTGTATTATATGCAGTAGAAGAATGAGTAAAAGAAGCTGTAGTTAATTTTATAAAATCAAATTCAGTATTGATCGTAACTTTACCACCAACAACTCGTGAACCATCTTTAAAATTATATTGCCCAAGCTTATCTAATTGAGATTGAAATGCTGTTTGAAGTTGTGTTAGTTCTCTAGCTTGTACTGCATGACCAGGTCTAAATTGTATTCTATGATAATTTTTAGTTTCATCATAGTCGTCATAGTATGGCGCAATGTTATAATTTCTTACTCTTGTAATTCCCATTTTCTTCCTCTTTAAATTCTAATTTCTAGAATTCGACAATTAATTTAATGTCTTCAATCTGTGATGATGATCTATTAATAGGATCTCTATTTTCTAAGAAGATCAATTGACCACTATTTCTTTTTACTTCAGGACCATATCCATTAGCAATTGTACCAAAGGCATCACTAGTATTTAGTGTAGCACTACCACCATTAGGTAGTGTTCCTGTTACAGTATCACCTGATACAAAATTACCAAATCCAGTTTTACTATTTTGATAGTAATATAATACTTTATTAGAAGTATCAATTTCTACTATATAAGCTTTAGCTGAACTACTAGAACCACTAAGTACTTGGTCAATAGCAAATCCAGTAAGAGAAGCACCACTTGCTAAACGTAATGCTCTTCGAGCTCTTAATGTAGTTGCAGATGCAGTTACATCTGAACCAAAATTTTGTGGATTTTTAAGAAGTGCTATTTGTCTGAAATCTTGTCCTACTGTTAAGTCACCACCTTCTGAACCAGAAAGCTGAGTATTAATAGCAACAAAGAAAGCTCCTAATTCTGAAATAGGATCTGTGCCATGACCATTAGGTGGAGAGATAACCGCTCTAGCAGTTGCTAGAGAACCACCGCCACCACTAATAGTAATATCAGCAACATTATAATCTGTTCCTTTGGCAGTTAGTGTAATTGAAGCTACAGTTTGACTTGAACCCGATCCAGCCATTGTTACTTGAGCTGCTGCAACTGTGGCACCAGTACCATCACCAGTAATTGTTACAGTAGGTTTACTATTATAATCTTGACCAGCATTTGTTATTTCGATTCTTTCAATCCCGGCAGCATTAGCATGTCCTAGTGAATTAATTTGAGCTGTTTGGTTAGCAAAGTTAGTATCAGTATCAGCAAACCTACCAAATGTAAGTGTACCAGTATCAGTAAGTGATTGAGCACTTGATAATGTAAGTGTTGTTCCACTTATTGCTGTTACAGTAACTGATCCAGAAATACCAGCACCAGTAACTAATTGACCGGTTTTAATATTAGCATTAGCTGCAGCAAGTGTAGCTCCAGTTGCAGAACTTGTAGCACCATTAACTACAGCAGTTGTTGGATATGCTAATGTATCAACTGGCATATATGAATTTGTTAAGAATTTTTCAGCATCAACAACAGTAACAGTAAACATGTATTTCCAGCTATAACCATCTGATTCTGCAGTAGGTGTAGTATTAATATGTACAGGTTCAATAGTAGAAGCTCCAGCTCCAGCTATAATACATTTATAAACTTTAAACTCAGATGTGATTATGTAAAAAGCTTTATCATATATAGTAGCATCATCTGAATCCCAAGCAACATAAGCCCTACCTGAAGTCCATGTATGTCTTGGTACAATATGAGATACTTCTCCTGCTGTTACTTTTTTCATACCAATCATTTGTTGATATGCTCCTGCGATATTGTCAATATTATCTAAGGGAGTAAATGGTGTAGTATCTGTAGTATCACTAGTTGAATTAGACCAAACATCTGATTTACCTATAGCTACATAAACACTGCTAGAGGCCACGTCCTCTTTAAAGTTTTGAGCATTGACTACTCTAAATGGTGTTGTTACGATTGCTGTCATTTTTCTATTCCTGCGCTATTATAGCTTTGTTGTTATATCTATTTATAACAGTTCCTGGGAAGTTCTCTATAGTTTTATCACTAAAAAAGCTCATTGGGTATCCATTTCTAAACATCCTATGACTATCAAAGTTATTTCCTTTTCTGTTAAAGTAATTATTATTTATAAGGGTTCTAAACGTATCATCTCCAACTTCAGTAGCTACATGATTTAAAGAAAGTATAAGAATTTCTTTGACTTCTTTAGCTCTTTCTTCTGCATGCGTTGGTGAATTAAATCTTACTATTGGATCTACTACATAACCATTACCAGGATTTGTAACTGTTACACCAGTTATTTCTCCTTTGTATATTGGATTGTCTTCATCTGATAAATTATCAGCTGCAGCAATTTGAACTGTAGCTACTGCATTAATATTTGATGAAAGTAAAACTCCATCTGAATCAGTTGCAGTTGGTGGATCAATTGTAATAAGTGGAGCATTAGTAAAAGTTTTATCTCCAAAAGGACCAGACGTTCTAATATTTCCATTGATCAATTTACCAGAATTACTATTTGCAGCAACACTAGCATTTGCTGAAGCGTAGTTACCTCCACCACTTGCTATAGTAGTGCTTGCCACTCTACCATCAATATCAACTTTACATGTAATATTAGCTGTAGATATTGTTTGCCCAGCTATGGCATCTCCTGTTACTGTAACACTTGGTCCAGTAAAAAAGTCTTGGCCATTAACAGTAGTTTTAGTTGATTGATCTACAGTATAACCAAATCCAGGATCAGCTATACTTACATTTGTTATTACGCCACTAGAATTAAGTGTAAGAGATAATACAGCGTTTCTACTTATATTAGCTTCAAAATTAGGTAAGAAGAAAGAAGCAAAACACTCTACAAGTAATGCAACATCTTCTGCTCCAATAACACCAGGCTGTAAGCCAGGCATTGATGATAATGTTTTTCTATTAAGTCTTCCAAATAAATCTTTAAAAGTATAAACAAATCCAGGTTGATTTGGAACTGGAATCGATCCAGTATTTCCTTCATTAAAGCCTGTATCTAATTCAACTGCTTCTTGTCTAATATTATCTCCAAGAGCAGCACGAGTTAATTCTGTTAAAATAAGAATCTCACCAAAGAATATAAATCCAGCTGGATGCACTAATTTATCAAAGGCTGTTTCCCAATCACTTAAGTTTTTACCAGTTCTTACTACATAAGAAAACTTTTGATAGAACTTTGAATCTTGTAGTTTAATATTATCTGATAAGAATCCTTTATGATCTAGATATCTGTTAAGACCAGCATCCCATTTACCAGAAGAAGGTATTAAAGTTTTATCATATGGAAATGTAGTTTCAACGCTTTCATTAAATAAGAGTCTAAAGAATACTTCAATAGAATCTGATGTGCCTTTTAGTTTATAGAAATCATTGATATTTTTATATAGATTTCTTTTATTAACTGTAAGATCTCTTGGAATAGCTGCAGCTATTTCTTTCTGCATAAGCTCTAAATAATCAGTTGTGTTCTCATCAATATTCATAGCTTCTTCTATAGCATTAATAATATAAGAAGGACCAGGACCAACCCAATACGTAATAGGTGTTACTAATTTTGCTGTTTTTCCATTCTGGCCAGACAGTCCAACTACAGAAAATGTTTTACCAATCTCTGTTGTACGATCTTTAAGTGTACCGGGTAATTCATTACCATTAGATATTTGTACATTAGTACCGGTCAAAGGAATAGTAGTTGTAGTATTATCAATATTAGTAATAACTAAGCTTGAACTAGCACCATCAAAATCTGTAAAGAATTCGTTTTCATCTCCTTTAGGATCTAATATTCTAAACACTGCTCTATTAGAAGCAATAAGATCTGTAAAGGTTTCAGTCTCAACATAGATGAATTCTTTCATATTCATGAATTCATAATATTTTTCTAAGAGCTGTTTAATACCAGCGTCACCTGAGTCAGTTAAGATTTCCTCAGGTATCAGCTGATCGATTCTTAAATCTTCTTTTGTTTTCTTTTTAAGCGAAGCTACCGACTCTATATAGTTCGGGTTACTTGCATCTGATCCATATCCACTCATTATGTGCTCGATCTAAATCTTGAAGTTGTTGTATAATTTACACTACCAGAAGAACCGGAAGTTGCAATGCTATCTTTATCTGCTGTCATTGAAGTTCTTGCAGAATCAATAGAAAGTATTTCATCTCTCTTTGGAGCAATATCTAAAGATTCAGGAGTAGCAGTAATTCTAATTGGAGTAGTATCATCTGGAATAAACGAGTTAAGAGTAATAGTACCTTCTGTTGGATTAACTACTCCACAGTCAGATGTTGTAACCACTTTATCTGCACCAACTAATCTATAAGCAAACACTTTTCTATTTGTTGAACCTGCTATAGCTACATCATTAAAGAAATTGTCTACACCACCCACTTTAAAAGCTGTTGATTGTATACACGAATCAGTTGCTCCACCAGGAACAAAGAACGACCCTGGATATACTAAAGTAAAATTATTAGAAATAGTAACCAGAGGAGTGATTGTTTGAAATAAGAAAGGTCTTACTGTTGAGTTAAGAATAGAAGGATCAGAGGAATCAATTGCTCTTAATAAAGCTGAGTGTCTGAATACTCCATCAAATTTATTTAAATCATTTAACGAATAATTATCAATAGTATCTGAGACTACAGCCTTGAGTTCTATATCTGTTCTATCTGTTAAGTTAGGATTAAACTTAAAAGCTACATCTAATTCTAAGAAAGAATAATTAGGATCAACCACCGTTGGAGTAATAGATACTACATTCTTTCCTGCTAGTACCGTACCAGTTACTGTAGCCTTCTCATCATCAGTTAGTGTATCAGCGGTTTTTGGTTTGATAGCAATAAAGATTCTACCATAATCTGGTGTTGATTGATCTTCACCACCCCAAGTAGAGATAGCATCGATATTAGAAAATTCTCTTTGAATGATAGCTCTATAATCATCGGCTGTCACTGCTCTGTTTTGTGATGTATATGTTAAGGGAGCATTATATCGTATTGATTCAAGAGTTTCTCCATCAGCACCACCAGCTGCGTTTGTCACTGTGGTCACTGCGATAGTAGAAAAGTCTCCGATATTATCTACCATAGTAAATACCTTAGCACCATTTGCTTCTGTTCCATTTGAATGAATATAATCAAGTGTTACAATATTATTATTAGAAGGCTTAGAACCAGTAACACCATCACCGAAATATACTTCATAGAAACCAGAGGTATTTTCTTGTAGATGATATATCTTACTTGAAGCATCGACATTTAATAGAGTTGTAAAGAGAGTAAAGATATCAAAGGAAGTAGATTCCTCGTTAGCTTGTACTCTTGTTCTAAGTGTAGAATTATCTACGTTCTTATGAGGGATCTGATGTTTCTGATTTTCAATATCATTATCTACTCTGTATTTAATCGAGTTATAGTTACCTTCAGCTATGGCGACATTACTATACGTATATGTATTACCAGTGATTGTAGCAGACTGAGTATTTAAAGTAACGAACTGAAATGTTTCTCCATCCACTGAAGTACTTAATTTTGTTCCTCTTGGCATCGATAAATTCGTCGGCTTCGTACCTGCAACGCTTGAAACGTCTACGACTATATTAACACTAGCACGTGGCGAAAGTCGCGACGCCGGAACATACCCTAGCATACGAGCTCTTGAGACTGCATTACCTCTTATCTGAGCTGAGTCTAAGAAAGCTTCGTTTAATGCTAGATGGCCAGCCATCGCATTATAATGTGTATTATATGCTAGAACGTCTAAGAGAACATTTAATCCCGCACCGTCAAAATCATAATCATTAAAGACCGTCTGTCTTTTAAGAAAGTTCTTTAGATTTCGTTTGATATCATCGAAGTCTAATTCTGTTGTTTTTAAATTTGATGCCATGTTATATTACCTTAATCTCTGTAGAACTATTTCTACTTCTGTATTTAAATCCATTTCTATTATTTGAAAATGTACTGTGATACGATATGCGTTTCTATCTGATTGATCTTCTATACCAACTCTGTTTACTCTTATTCTTGGTTCATAATCTATTAAGACCTGTTTAACACCATCAGATAATTCATATTTAGTGATAGCATCTGCTGGTTCAAATAGAAGTCCTCTAAGGTTAGCTCCTACTTGTGGTTGAAACGGTCTTTCAAAGAAGTTAGTAAGTATTAAATTTTTAACAGAGTTCTTAATAGCTTGATCATCTCTTAAAGGTATGATATCCTTTCGTATTGGATGAAGAGTTAATTTAAGATTTAAATCAGCCCAACTCTTTTTACGTGCTACCGTACTGACTGGTATCGCTGATCCTGTTCTGTCGCTAC